GGTGAAGGTGGCTGTATTGCTACCGATATTGTTGAAGTTGATGCTGCAACTCGTAGGCCGATCTTGCCGTTTATTGACGAGGAGGATCTGCCTAATGCTTTAGTTGCTGCACTCCGAATTATTGGTGCAAACATGCAAGCATGCGGGCAAGGACCGCTGTTTGCGCTGGCTGTCGTGCGTGGGATTCACAAGGTGGTAACATTGGTTGGCCATACCGACGAGGGCGGCATTATGCGTGACGTTCTGCGTTGCGGCCATTTTTCAATCCCTTTTGGTGGCATTCATTACGGTTTGCCAATGTACGGCGGTTTGCCTGAGCTATCGATGGTAGATGACAGGCACATTGCTGGTTACGTTGATTCTATTGCGATGGTTTCTGCTGCGTTGGTAGCTCACTGTGACCCGGGTGTAACTGTGAATGGCGAGTGGTATCCTACCACTTACACTGGTGAGCATCGTGTTGACGCTACTGCAAGAGCAGGTGTTCACAGGGAAGGGGCAGATGACATGAGAAGCCGTAATAAAGCTCAACTTCTCAGTGATTTGCCTCTGTTTTTTGATTTATATTGTAAAGGCTTGGGAACTATTTTTGGAATCTCGGGTGATAGCAGTCTTGCTGTTACTTTTGCAAGTTCTGTGTCTTTGGGTTTATCTACGAACCTGAGGCACTTGCGACTCGCGTCTATCAACCCCTTCTTCTGGGTCGAGCCTACTGGACTCTTGCCACCCAGCATCGTGAACTCTGATGCAGAAGACAATGGCTCTGGCTCACTATGTGGAAAGGGGTCAAGCGAGACGCGTGGCGCCTGGGAGGACATCGAAGTCGTCGACAATGTTGATACAACTGTCAGTTGCCACAACATTGGCTTCAAGAATGCAAGAAATTGTTGGATGATCTTGCATCTTAACAACAATCCGCGCGATGGTCTTGCACACATTAGATTCATGCAGCTTGATTCGTCTGCGATTGTGCACCCGGGCGCATGTCCTGACACTGTCGAGGTGCGTGATCGACTTGACGCTGGCTTGCCGATCAGTAGCTACTTGTGGTGCCGTGGACAGTCACCTATTTGTGCACCTGGTGAACTGATTAATATTGCCGGTTCTGCTGGCATCCAGGCGCGGCACATGTATTGGGATGAGGAGGGCAGACCTGAGCTAACGCATATTCCTGGGTCAGATACTTTCAGTAATGCTACTGTAACAATTACTGTAGGGCGGCCAAGAGGTATCCCCGCTGCTGGTTCCAACACTCTTTCTGCTGGTGTAGCCCGTGCTAGAACTCGTGCTGCTGCTGAATTGGTGGCGGCTAGGAGACGTGACCGTATTAACGGCCAATGCGTCCGTGCGTCCATGCCCGTATTACACTCGGCTCCGAGTATGCGAAGGGGTGCGGTCGCTAAGAATGAAGATGTGCGTGAGAGCGGTGGTGGACGTGTTCTCGTTGAGAGGGCTGCCGTGGGCGCCCCCGAAGTCGACTCGTCTGATAGTAAAGATGATAGGGGTGGTGTGTTGAAAGCTACTACCTTGCATGGTGTAAGCACTGGGCCTACTCCTGCGCGTGTCGGACAACCTGCAACTGGGCTAAGGACTGTTCCAATTACGAATGTAACTGGTGATACCACTGATGGACCTGTCTCTGCTGCTCTCGCTTCCCCTGCACATGATGAAACAGGTGCCCAACGCGGGGCTAGTTTATCATGACGGACATAACGCAAAGGAGTCATGAGTATGGATTACTCGGTGTAGCACTCCTAGATGCGTTATCTAAACCGGAAGAAAAGAAAATGGTTGATAAATATGTGCGGTACAACCTTACACAAGGCATGATCTCACTTAGCAGTGAACAGAAGAAAATGAAACAGAGGAGTAATATACTCCCCTACGCTGTAGCACTACTATGTCTCGAGTATCCTATGCAATGTGAAGGTGATGCGAGCGATGTTTTGAACATTGCGACAAAAAGTTATGATTTGTCACAACTTACGGGTAGTGTCTCTGCCCGCGGTGACAAGGCAAGATGGAGCACTGGCCCAGGTGGTAAGCACACTAAGTTATGTGACATTGATTTTGAGCGCTATCCATTAGCTGCTCTAGGCCATGCTCTAAGAACTGAGCCGGCTTGGCGTAGGCAGCTATACCCGCATAAGCCTTTTGCAAACAGCCGATTAAAGGGCAATATATCACTTGCTGCTGTTTGTGCTTCGTGGGCACGCTACCATTCCGATAGTATGTTGGGGCTTATTGTCAAGTGGACACAAAGGAAGTTGACACGTGATCAGATGATCAGCTGCTTGCTGTACTGCCACGTCCTGAAAGCGCGTTTTGGCGGAGTTGGGATACGTCTGGGTGTCGCTGCGCTCTTACAGCCCGACAACGCTAAGTGTCTCTCTACAGCTCTTAAGGCGCTTGGTTTGTCTACAACTGTTGAAGGTGCTGTGCTTACTGAGGCCCAGACGTTACAGGGACGAGGTGTAAAACCGGTTGACTTTGATGCTGAGAATAGCATGCGTACCGACCCCACCAAAGTGAAAAGTAAAGTTATAGATGTGCCGCCCGAACACATACGAAGTCACATCAGGGCAATACTAGATAGCGAGTTACCTAAGGACTGCGTACTACCCGATTTGGACAGATGGTGGTCTGCACGTTGGGCGTGGTGTGTGAATGGCTCTCAGACTAGGCTATCAGACATTGCTATGGGGATCAACCCTGAGTGTACTCGCAAAACGCACACACAGCGTTACAGGCGTATGGCAAATGAAGCTGCAACGACCGAGCCATTAACAAAATGGGACGGGCGTGTGACGGTCAGCGCATCTGAAAAACTTGAACATGGTAAAACAAGAGCAATATACGCATGTGACACGCTTTCGTATTACGCTTTTTCATATATATTGGGGCGCACTCAAGATTTGTGGAAGAATAAAAGAATACTACTAGATCCTGGATCTGGCGGTAACACTAGTGTCATCAGGAAGATTCGCGAGATGCAAAACGGCGGCGGCGTAAACTTGATGCTGGATTATGATGACTTCAATTCACACCACTCGAACAGTACAATGATGGTACTATTCGAGGAGCTGTGTGAGAAGTTTAGTGCACCGCAGTGGTACAGGGACAAATTAGTTGGTAGCTTCGACAAGGTGTATATACACGGGAGGGGTGTTATAATGAAAGTCCTAGGTACGCTTATGTCTGGGCACAGGGGGACTACTTTTATTAACTCTGTCCTTAACGCTGCATACGTACGCGCAAGCATGGGAAGTACTGCCTATGACAACACGCTATCACTGCATACTGGTGATGATGTATATATGCGCCCCGCCACGCTATCACTCTGTGCGGACATCCTCGCCAAATGTAAAGCTTTTGGGTGCCGTATGAATCCAACAAAACAGAGCATTGGTTTTGTTAATGCGGAATTTTTAAGAATGGCACTCGGGCCACACCATGCTATCGGTTACGTGACGAGAGCTATTGCGTCACTAGTCTCAGGCAACTGGACCAACAATCACCAGCTCAACACTGGTGAAGCGCTCACTTCAAGCATCACGACCACAAGGAGCATCATCAATAGGTCGCATGTGGGTAGCATTGTAAAGATTATAGCTCCGGCAGTGAAGAGGACAAGAGGTTTGAAACTGAAAGTTGTTCAGGCGTTACTGTGTGGTGAAGCAGCCTTGGCGAACAGTCCGGTATATAATAGAACCGACCGTGCGCCAACATACAAGCTGGTTGCGCCGCCTAGTAAGAAGGTGGAGGTGAGTAAAGAGTGGGCTACGAATGCCACTAACGACTATCTAACCGACCATACCAGCTTAGTAGAAGCAAAAGGTCTAGAGTTGTCCGGCGTAGATGCGACGAATCTGATGGTTGCCTCGAGTTATTCCAAGGGGCTGAACCCAGACCTGAGCACCTACGCTGGGTGGACTTTACACCGCACTGCAGATACTATGTACCGTGGTCGTGTATATTCCTCTGATTTGACAAGAGTCGAGGACGATTATGAGGGTGTTTTAAGCAGATACCCGCTCATAAAGATGGTCGCCGACCTGTTGAGCGATGACGCACTAAGGGAGCTAGTGTACATGGTCGGCTGTGACAGTTGTGTGCCGAACATAAGAGAGTACGCGCTAGGGCGCGATAGGACAGGGGTCAATATTATCGGTTTCATTCCATACGGTGATGCCGCGATACTGTCCAGGAGGACTCTAAAAGGTAATATAATAGTTACTTTCGATATCTACATGTAACGTAGGCTGTGGGTATCTAAACTTGGAAAGCCATACCCTA